ATAATGATTTTCAATATGTATAAAATTGATATTGTATTTTAAAAAGCCATAATTACTATATTTATACTATATATCAAGGCACTAAGATATACTATGTTGACTGGCATGATATTTATGATATGTGCTAAATAGTACCCCCTATTGTACCCCAGTACAATAGACATATACTTTTAAAATTTATATAATTCATTCAAAATTTCAAATACTATAAACAATAAGGAGAACATGATGGCTAAAGAAGCCGGAGTAGTTAAAAGTATAAACGGAGGAATAGCAAGAGCACTTAATGACTTAACAGGAGAGGTAAGACAATTAAGTGTAGGAGATATTGTATACCAAGGTGAAAAGATAGTTACAGAGGGTTCTAACTCTAAAGTAACAATAACTCAAACTGATGGTAAAGATATAACTTTAATAGGTAAAGATACTCTAACTCTAGATCAAGACTCTAGCAATAACGAAACAGTAGCTGATATCTCAGCTTTACAACAAGCCATCTTAAAAGGAACAGATCTTAATGCTCTAGAAGAAACTGCTGCAGGTGGTCCACAAGCAGGTGGTAATGGTGGAGATGGCGTAAGCTTATCTTCTACTAGCTTTGCAGAAGGAGGCCACATTAGTAACATCAATGCTAATGTAGGAAGCATAGATGCTTTATCTCTAGCAGCAGGTGGAGATAATAGCTTTGGTGTAAGTGGAGGAAGTGCTGTTGGGGCTGGAGCTGGAGCAACTACGCCCAAAGTTGGTATAAGTATAAGCTCTGCTGGCTCTAACGAAGGCGGAGTTATGACTTACGACCTATCTTTACCTACTGCATTAACGGCTAGACCTACTACGTTAAATTTAAATTTTAGCGGCGGAGTAGCCGGAGTAGATTACGACGCAAACTCTATAGAGTATTCTACCGACGGCGGTAATAATTGGACGCGCGGCACTACCTTAAATCTTACCGACGCAAATCAAATCAATAACGTCAAAGTAAGAGTAACTACTATAGATAACTACGGACTTGATGGCGTAGATATAGCTACTAATCCTACGGCTCAAAGCGCTAATCAGAATCAAGGCGAACAAGACGGAAGCAGGTATTCTAATCTAAACGGAGTAGAGTACGGCGTATATAAAAGAAATTTAACCCTAAACGTAACTACCGATAACGACGAGATTATTAACTCTCAAGCTAACGGCAAAATTACCGATAACGACGATTACGTAAATATTAACGAGGGGCTAAGCGAAGAGGTATTTACGGGCGACGGCGACGACACCGTAAATATGAGCGGAGCGTTTAGCGATGTAAATTCGTATGTTAGCACAGAAGACGGCGATGACGTTATCAACGTAAAATCAGGCTCCGTGTTGAATTACGGAAACGCTCAAATAAATGCCGGCGACAGTAACGACACGATCAACCTAGATCAAGGCTCAACCGTAGCTGCTAATGAATATAACTCAGGCACTAGAATATACGGCGGAGACGGCGACGATACCTTTAACATGAACGGAGAGATCAAGGGCGGACTTGTTTACGGCGACGACGGCGATGATACGTTTAACGTAGGTTCGACCGGAGTTCTTAAGGACGGCGCGACTATTTACGCTAATGAAGGCAACGATACTATAAATTTCGACGGAACGGCTGAAAACGGAGCGAAAATCGAAGGTAACGGAGGATACGACACTATAAACATTAAATCCGGTGCGGTAATAGATAATTCATCGGTATACGGCGACAACGAAAATGAAGACTTTATTTTTGACGAAGGTAGCGAAATAAATATCGACGGAACGGTTAGAAATAACTCTAACGTATACGGCGGCGCGAGAGTAGATACCGTAAACATAAACGGAACGGTAGAGAACTCGTCGATGACAAATACTCGCAGCGGCGACGATACCATAAATATAAACGGGCGCGCATCCGGAAAATCGAAAATAAAAGCCGGCGAGGTAAACAATACCGTGTACGTTAGAGGAACCGTCGACGGTGAAACTAGAATAGAAGCGGGCGATGTCGATAATGACGATAAACACAGCGAACTTCATATAGAAAGCGGGGCTACGCTAAGCGGAGGCAGTAGCGTAAGTATGGGCGGCGGCAACGATACTATTTGCATTAAGGAAGGCTCAAGCGTAACTAGTGCCACTATATCTGCCGGAAACGGAAATGATACCGCATATATAAATGAAAATCTAGATACGGTTAATATAAAGATGGGTAATTGTGAAGATACGATAAATTTCAAAAAAGGGATAACTATAAAAAGTGGCGTAATAGATTTCGGAGAGGGTAACGATACAATCGATATCGACGGCATTACCTTTACTAATGGCGCGGAACTACGCGCCGGCGTATCTGATCAACTTGATTTGTATAGCGGCGAAGACGACGATACTATAAACATTACCAACTCTACATTTAAGCAAAATAGTAAAATAGACGCCAAAATTGGAGGCGACACGATAAATATCGGCGCCGGAGCGATATAGACAACTCAAACGTTATAGCCGGATACGGTAGCGATACTATAAATATTAATGCAGGTTCTAAGGTAATAAACGGTAGTAAGATTTATTCCGGACGAGATAATAAAGACGGCGACAGAAACGACTTAGATACTATAAATATTAACGGCGGCGAGATTACGGACTCTCAAATTCAAACATCTTATAACAAAACCGTGACGAATATAAACGACGGAACGCTTACGAATGCTAAAATTTTAGGCGCTTACGGAGAAGACGAGATCAACATAAACGGGGGGAGTAATTAAAGGAAATTCGGTAATAAGCGGCGGCGGCGGAAACGATAAGATAAATATAAACGGCGGAAATTTTACCGAAACTAAGATAAGTACCGGATACGGAGCGTATATGGGTGACGGCGACGTCGTAAATATCGCCGGAGGTACGTTTAGTAAAACTACCGTAGAATTACAAGGAACAAAAAATATCGTAAATATAAATTCCGGAGCGGTATTCGGCGATCAATCGGACGCTATAGTCAATAGGCAATATCAAACCAAAATAGTAAACGGTAACGGCGAAGATCACGTAAACGTAAATACCGGAGCTATCGTTAAAAACGCGACATTCGATCTTAACGGAGGTAGCGATACTATAACCGTAGCATCGGGCGCTACCGTAGAACATTCTCAGCTTATAACCGGAGATAATGTCGATACGCTAAACATAAACGGCACCGTTAGCGGAGATACGCATGTAGATTTAGGAAACGGCGCGGATACTTTAAATATAGGAAATGGCGGCGTAGTATCGGCTTCCGATATCCATATGGACGTCGGCGGTCAAGGACACAATAATACCGTAAATATCGCGAATAACGCGACTATTAAAGACTGGGCGGACATCAAAGGCGGCCAAGGTAACGATACTATTACCGCGGGCGATAATCTAACGCTTGCTAATAGCGCGGGTATACACGGCGACTGGGGAAATAACGGAAGCGCGGAAAATAAAGCCGGAGACGGAAACGATATCATCACGATAGGTAATAATTTAACTATGAGCGGCGGCTCTATAATAAGCGGTGGCGGCGGAGACGACACTATCCCTATCGGTAAAAATGCTAATATCCAAGACACATCTAAGATCGATGGTGGATCTGGTTTTGACACATTAAAAGTTGCCGACAATAGCATAGACTTTAGCCATGTAAAAAATATCGAAAGACTAGATATGGCTAATGGAGAAAAGACAATCTTAACTCTTACAGCTAGCAATGTTCAAGATATATTACGTGATAGTAACGAGAATAAGCTAAAAATAGATGGTGATAGTAACGATGAGCTTAATCTTTCCGGCGGCGGATGGAGTAAAGGAACTAGCAACGGCACTTATACTCCTTTCACTAGCGGTACCGTTACTGTAGAAGTTAAAGACGATATGGTAGGTAACGTCACATACTAAACTTACTTTAGTACCCCCCCCTCGAAGGTTTCCTTCGAGGGTACTCCTTATATCTGGTAATTTTATTCCGCCCTTAGAATATACATCTGTATTTATATGTAGATATAAAAATTATCTTGTTAAATTATTCTATTAAAATTATAGGTTGGAATTTGCATGGTCTTCCTTGCGGATTTTTATTTTTTCTCTTTTAAGAGTTTGGTTTTTAAATTATATCTGTTAGGCTTTGTATTTTTTACGAAATATCGTATTCTTGTTATTTTTGGGAGAGCCTTTATATAGGTTGTTGTTTTTGAATTCACTATATAAAAATCGAGTATATAGTAATAGAGGCTATTTTCTACTGCTATTTTGGGTTTGGAATCCGATTGAAATATCATATTCTAGGATTTTAAATACGTAAATCGTATGTTATGGTGCCCGAGGTCGGACTAATATTTAGGCATATAGTCACCTAAAATAGGTATTTATATTCTTAAGATTTTCTTTACTCCGTTTTAACTCCGTAAAAAATATTATTGCTTTTTTTGTAAAAAATAGTGTATCAAACCGTAACAAAAACCGTTAAATTTAAAAGAATTCAATATCGCTAATCCATGATTTATTTATGGTGTGCGTAATCTTTTTAATGATGGCTCGTTTCGTCTCGCCGTTAATTTGTAAATTTAAATATCCGCCTGCAAAGAATGGCACGCCCATACATCTCACATTGCCTTTAAACGAGCTGTTTTGTTTATTTTGTAGATAACTTTGGGCGATTTTTAGCGCTTCCGCTTCGCTATCTGCTGAGAAAATTTGCCTTTTTAATACTGGCGTTCCGCTGCCGGCTACCGTCACCCTATCGCGCCCCGCCTTTGTATCGCGCCATCTAACCTCGCATGAGGCATAATTTGTTACTTCGGTTTGCTCGAAATTTAGCTCTAAATAATCATCCTCGCTAAGATCATACTCTACGCGATCGGTTACTTTATCCCTATCGATAAAAATCATCGTTTTGTTTTTGATGCTAAAGGTTAAATCTAGGTCATTTGCTATCTTCTCACAAAACGCCACATCGCTCATATCGTGCTGCTCTAGCTCGACGACTTCGTTTGAGCGCTCAAAATCAATCTTAACATTTAGCCCATGCTCTTTGGCGATATTTTCGATAATTTGCCTATAACTTAGCTTAACGTGCGATCTACTTTTGCGATCCTTTAGCGAGCTCATAAAATCGGCCGCTATCGCCTCTATATCGTAGCTTCTTTTGTATTTTGTTTTGATGGTGGCGATTGTAAAATGTCCCAAAAAGAAGCCATCGACGTAAATATCAATACTATCTTTAAAACGCGGCTCGGGGCTGCCATATCCTAGTGTAACGGTTAATTTATCGGTTTCTTTGCCCTCGTTGTCGGTTATGCTAATACTGATCCAATCCATCGCTGAGGTTTTATCTACGCCGTTATAAAAAATCTGCACCTTCGGCGAGAGGTATTTTGATGTTAATCCCATAGATAAGTAACCTTTACTGCTGCTTTTACTTCAATATCGGGCAAATTTACGATGTCGCCGCCCGATAGTTTTTCTTTGCCCAAAAGATGCTCGTTGGCCCTCAAAAACTGCGAATAAACGCTATCATTTAAGCTCTTATAGTGCTTATAGCAAATCATATCTAACGTGTCGCCGTCTTTGGCAAGGTATTTCATTTTGATAACTCCTGATTAAATATTTCTTGGGCTTTATTGAGGATAACGTCTATATCCTTTTGCGTAAAATCGACTATGGCGGCGCTCATGTGCGTTATAGTGGTATAAGGTCTGGGTGCGCTATACTTGACGCCATTTTTTGTTTTATAGCTTGAGACGATACCTTCTTTTGATGCGGTTTTTGTGATGAAACCCTGTATTTTATAGGGTTTATGCGAAATAAAAAATTCTTTTTTATTTGTTTTATTTTTCTGAATTTTATAGTGTTTGAGTGTTATGACTATCCCGTGTCTCGGCATTATTCTTGCGCTACCGTCGCTGCCTGATTCGTATTTTAAATCTTTAACTGATATTTTTTCGTTGAACGTTTTTATCTTAAGCCTTATATCATTTATACTGGCTCGATACGGTTTTAGTCTTTTAGATAATAGCTTTTCATCCATATTTAGGCGCTTGCATAAGTAACTATGCTGTTCTTTTCTTACGCGCGTTAAAGTTCTATTCATAGTATTAACAATATCGCGCGTTAATCGTAGAAGTGCTTGATGATTGCGATTGGAACTCATTGCGCCTCGTTTGGCCTCTCTATCAAATACCCCGAGATTTGCAGTTTTTTTGTGTAATACGTTACGCCGTTTAGTATAGTTTTGGCAAAGTTGGCGACGCTTTGAGTGAGCTTGGTTATAAAAATTTGCCTATCCACCGCAAGATCAAAAGTCGATATATCAAGCGGCCTGCCAAGTTTAACGAGATCCTCAAAACCGATAAACTCAACTATATCGTCAAGCAAGATCACGGCCTCAAAGCTAATCTCGTCCTCATATCCGCCCAGGTGTGTATAAACGGGTTTTGTGATGGTGTTTTGCTTGTCAAAGTTTATGCTAGTGGATTTTGATATGCTTAAAATATTGTGCTTTACTTCAAAAATATAACGATCGATGACGATTAACATTTATTGCCTTTTTTGTGTGGAGTGTAGCAAATCGGGCGGCTAAAATTATACACGTGGCAGCGCGTGCGGTAACTTAATTTCCGATAAATTCGCGAGATACCATCGCTTAAAGTCCGCTTAACTCGCGGGGTATCTACTCGCTTAAAGTCCGCTTAACTATAAGGATGCGGAAAATCGCCAGTAGCGACGGCGTGGGCGATGGTTGAGCGGCTTATTTTAAAACGTTAATGCGCAGACTATCCAAAAGCGAAACGCGCAAGCCTCTCTTAATAGCGGTGCAAATAAGCTCAAATAAACTTAGGTTCTTCCGAGGGAATATTTCTACTGCGGGGGCGCACGCGCGAAAAGTTGAGAGATATAATAAAACTTAAGGGGGTTCGTTTTCGTTTTTAAGGGCTTTTTATTAATAAATTTAAACAAAAAAATAGATAAAAACTTAAAAAGTATAATTTTTATATAAAAAAATATAAAAATATTGTCAAAAGCCGTATTTTAGGGACTTTTAATTTGAATTTTTATCTAAAAAATGCTAAAATAAAGACATCAACAGAGCCACTGACTACAAACCAACCTTTATAAAATCATAAAATCAAAAACGTAATGGGTAAAATTATAGATATTTTCGCAAATGCGATTTTTATCAAACCGAGGTTAAATTTAACGCAGTGGGCTGAGAAGTTTAGAATTCTAAGTCGTGAGAGCTCAAGCAACTACGGAAGGTTTAAAGCATTTTCGTATCAAGTTGAGCCGATGAATGAAATTTCAAACCCTAAGCGCCGCAAAATAGTTCTGCTTTGGGGGTCGCAAGTCGGCAAAAGCGAAACGATTAATAACGCTATCGGTTATTTTATTCATCAAGAGCCTAGCACCATTTTATTTTTACTCCCAAACGATACGGACGCCGAGGACTATTCAAAACGCCGTTTAGCTCCGATGTTTAGAGATTGCAATGTTTTAAACGATCTCATAAACTCAAACGACGCAAACAATACGATCCTAATCAAAAACTTTAAAGGCGGCAACCTTGCGCTGGTGGGCTCAAATAGCCCAAGCAAACTAGCAAGTAAGCCGATAAAAATTTTGCTAGTAGATGAGGCCGACCGATGCGAGCCTACAAAAGAGGGCGACAGTATCGAGCTAGCCGAAAAGCGCACAAAAACGTTTTTTGACCGCAAAATAATTATAAGCTCGACGCCGACGGTCAAGGGCAGCTCGACGATAGAGGGAGAATACGAGCTCAGCGATCAGCGTAAATTTTATATCAAATGCCCGGAGTGCGGTTTTGCTCAAACGATGAAGTTTGAGTTTTTGGCATGGGATAAAGACGAGAGCGACGCGCCGATCTTTGAGAGCGCGCGCTATCAGTGCTGCGAATGCGGCGCGCTTTTAACCGAGCAGCAAAAAAACGAGGCGGTAAAGGGCGGCGAGTGGATCGCCGGTAATCCGCGCTCGGACGTCGCAGGATTTTTCCTAAATGCGCTTTATAGCCCTTTTTACACGATGGAGGACGTGGTAAAAGACTGGTATCGTTCAAAAGACAATCATCTAAAACTCCAAACCTTTATCAATACCATTAAATGCGAGAGCTTCGAGCCGCCGGCGATCAAGATTGACGAAAACGAGTTCCTAAATAGAATTGAGAGTTACAGCGATCAAAACTTGCCGGCTGAGGTTAAATTTATAACCGCCGGCGTAGATATTCAAGATAACCGCACCGAGATAAACTTCATCGGCTGGGGCAGAGGGTTAGAGGCATATTGTATCGAGCACGTTCAAATTTGGGGCAATACCGACCAGGATAAAGTTTGGGCGGATACGTATAAATATCTTTGTAAGAAATTTAAAAAAGAAGACGGCAGAAGTCTTGTTATCTCGCTTGCTCTAATCGATAGCGGTTTTAATACCGAGCGAGTTTATCGCCTAGTTAGTTTAAATAAAAACTTCATCGCCACAAAAGGCCTAAGCGAGCAAAGCGGCAAAGCGGCGTTTTTAAACAAGATAAAAATCATCCAAAGGGGCGTTAAATTTATGCCGATTGGAACGTATGCGGGCAAAAACGAGCTCTACCGATTGCTACGTATCGATGAGGCGGGGCCAGGCTATTTTCACTTTAGCGAGAGCTATAAAGAGGAGTTTTTTAAACAGCTTACGTCTGAAAAAATAGAAAAAACCAAAGACAAAAACGGGTATTTAAAACTGCGATGGATAAAAACTAGGGATCGAAACGAGGCGCTAGACATTACGCTTTTAGCTTATGCCGGCGCAAAAATGCTAAATTTGGCGTTAAAGGGCAAGAGATGATAAAAATCCATGACAATCTAAAAATCAAAAAAACGCGATATGATTTTACGATCAGCATCGACAACGCATCTACTTTTGAGCTACTTTGCGAAGCTTACGAGATGAAAAAGAGCGACATGATAGATCTCATCATAGAGAATTTCGCCAAAGGCAATCTCAAACTAAAGCACCACATCCAAAGCATCGCCGAGCAAAAACGCGCGCTAAAAGCAAAATGCGAAAGCGAATTATCGCTTTTTACAAAATAGGAAGATGCATGCTGACGACATTTATGTCGCTACCATGCGCTAAGGAGTAAAAATGGACGTGACGACTAAAGAGCTAAGCGATATATTATCCCTTACTCAGCGGCGTATCCAAGACCTAGAAAACGAGGGCGTGATAACCAAGATCGGGCGCAACAAATGGGATCTAAAAGAGTGCATCCAAAGTTATATCGAGTATAAAATAGCAAACGCCACGAGCACCTACGGGCTAACCGAAGCTAGGGCGCAGAAGGAATTTGCGGATGCCGAGATAAAAAAGCTGATTTTGGCCGAGAAAAAGGGCGAAGTAGTGCCTATTTTTAAGCTCGAAAAGGATCTTAGCGATATAGCCTCGACGCTATCAAATAGGCTTTATAATCTCCCTAATAAAATAAAAATGCGCGTAAATTTGAGCGACGAGACGCAAACCGCGCTAAACTACGAAATAGAAGAAGCGCTAAAAGAGCTTAAAGAATCTAAAATTTACAAACAATACGCCTAATGCGTTAAATCTTACTAAAAATCCCTTGTATAAACCAAAAAAGACGTTTTGATAATATGGCGCTTATGCAAACGCCCCGCCGCATCTCGGCTCGGCTTTGCAACCGACAAGGAGCACGCCATAAAACCGAGAGAGAAAATCGTAAAAATAAACGAAGCGATCGACGCGGTCATATTAAATTTAAGCAACGGCGTCGAAATCAAAGAATACGAAATCGACAACGTAAGAATAGTAAAGCGCTCGCCTCTTGAACTAATAGACGAGTTAAGGCGCATAAAGTCGCTTTTAGTAAAAGATATGAGAGCAAGCAAAACAAACGTTAAATACGTTTTTAGCGGTAAATATTGATGAAATTTTTTAACCTTTTCTCTAAAAAGCAACCCAAAGGTAAAAGCGGCTTTTTAAAGCCGCAGGTCAAAGTGCAGATGTTTAGATACCCGAGCATCGAAGCCCCCGAGATCAACCAAGGCGAGCTTAGCCGGCTAGTTAGAAATATCGAGCCCGATCGCGCTAATAAAATTTTACGCCATCAAGCACGTAGTATCAGCACCGCCGTAAGCCTTGCCAGCGGTTTTTTCGACATGATAGATAGCGAGGTTTTGGGCGAGCAGGGCTTTATCCTCGACATCGCGACGAAAAACAAAGACCTAAATACCAAAATTCAAAACTCATTTTGGAGATGGCAGGATGATTGCTGCATTTACGGCGTTTATGATTTTGAGGACTACGAAGAGCTAACGCTAAATGCGCTTTACAGAGACGGCGAGGCGTTTATTAGGCTCGTGCGCGGCGACACGCTCAAAATGGAGCTAATAAGCGCCGAGAGCATCGATAGCGACTACACCGACGAGAGCAAATTTATATTTTACGGTATAGAAAAACAGAGCAAATTTAGCCTTACGCCGGTGCGGTATTTTGTAAAAAGAGATCATAATGAGCGCCTCGGCATAGAAGCAAAAGACATAATCCACATAAGAAAACCGATGATCGCCGAACAAACGCGCGGCAACTCAAAGCTAGCCACGGCGATTTTCGACATACACCAAAAAGATAAATTTAAAAAAGCCGAGCTAAACCGCGCCCGCCTTGCTAGCGAAATGACGGGATTTTATACGCAAAAAGACGAGGGCGGCATAGGCGGGATAGCTCCGGAATTTGACGAAGACACGGGCGAGCTAACGAACGAAAGCGCCAAAATAGACCTGCCCGAAAACGTAGAAACGGGCACGATGAGGTATTTAGAGGCGGGCATCGAGCCTAAATTTATCGATCCGCACAACCCGACCAATATCGAGTTTTTCCTAAAAAGCACCAACCAAGAAGTGGCGCGATCGCTAGGTATCAGTTACGCGACGCTTACGGGCGATTTGCGCGAGGTAAATTATAGCTCGATCCGTCAAGGCACGACGAGCGAGCGAAGGGGCTTTAAACGCGTGCAAAATTTCCTCCGTCGCAAAATGCACAACGCCATTTTTAAAGAGTGGCTAAAAATAGAGCTTTTGATGAACCGAGTATCGCCCAAAGAATACGGCGAAATTTTAGATCATTTTAGCTTTAAACCGCAGGGATGGGAATACATCGACCCAAATAAGGAAGTGAGCGCCAACGCCAAGGCGATCGAGTGCGGGTTTAAAACGCGCATTGAAGTTTTGAGGGAAAAAGGGATCGAATACGACACCTACCTCGACGAGCTGGAAAAGGAGAAGCAAATCGTGCAAAAACTGCAAGAAATAGAAAAAATCAAGAAAGGAAATAGCGGCCGTGAATGAAAATATCTTAAAAGACGCGCGCAATTTTAGCGTAAATTTAGGCAAAGATGCGGCGTTTGACGACGAAGCAAAAACAATTAGCTTTATCGCGCTCTCAAAAAACAACCTCCACAAAAGAGTTGGATTTTGGGGCGACGAATATTACCTGAGTGTAGATACTAGCGGGGTTAAATTTAACGCCAAAACGCTTTATTTGGATCATGATCCGACGTTTGCAAATGCAATCGGGGCAATAATCGAGACTAAATTTGAAAACGGAGATTTTAAAGCCAAGGTTAAATTTAGCGATGAGGTAGCTAGCTCAAAAGAAGCTTATGCGAAATATAAAGCCGGGCTTAGCGATAGCGTGAGCGTTGGATTTGGAAACTACAAAGTAAAAGAGATGGACAAAATAGAAGGGGTGGAGCATTACCAAATTTATGAGGGCGAGATTATCGAACTCTCAGCCGTTTGGCAAGGAGCCGACCCTAACGCAAAAATATCAAAATTTAATCAACCAAAAGGAGAAAAAATGCCAATGAACGAACAAGCAGCGCCGCAAGAGGGCGCAAAACTAGCCGCAACGCCAAGCGCCGGCGAGCTTGCTAAGCTAAACGAGCAAGTAAGATCAAGCGAAGAGACTAGAGCAAACATTATCGAGCTAGCTCATATTTTAGGCCGCGAAAAAGAGGCGCTCGCTGCGATAAGCGCAGGCAAGAGCTACGCCGAATTCAGCAAAGAAATGGCCGAACTAAACGCTAAAAGCGAGATAAAAACAGTAAATATCCTCTCAAAAAGAGATAATAGCGCGTGCTTTAGCCTCGCAAACGTCATCAAATCAGCCGTAGATAGAAACGTCGATTTATCGCGCGAGATGGAATACAGAGGCAAAGAGATCGGACGTTTTGCATTGCCGGACGAGTTTATAGCAAATTTCGCCGACGGAGTAACAAGCACGACGACGGCAGCCGACGCCGTAAATAGAGAATACCGCGGCGATCTACTCATCGAGCAACTAAAGCAAGATAGCAAACTGCTAAATTTTTGCACGTGGCTACCGAACCTAAGCGCAAATTTGACTATCCCGCGCGATACGTCTAGCATTACCGCGGACTTCGTAGAGGAAGGCAAAAGACGCGATGCTGAAAAGATGACGTTTGACAACATTTCGCTAAGCCCTCACACTCTAAACGCAAATATCGTCATCACTAGAACGATGCTAAATATGAGCGCGTTTGAGCTTGAGAGCTTTGCATTTAGGAAACTAAAAGACGCGATCCGCAAAAAGATAGAGCAAACGCTGCTTTACGGCAACGGAGTCGTAAAAGGGCTATTTGCTACAAGCGGAGTGCCGACCGTCGCCGGATACATGACCGCGCCTACTTTGGAGCTTACCTTGGCCTTTGGCGATAAGCTAGACGCAGCCGGACTTGATACCGAGCACTCGAAGTTTTTCATCAACGGAACGGACATCAGCAAGCTAAGAAGCACGAAGCGCGGCAACAGCACCGAGCGCATGTTAATCGACGTCGGAGATAATGACCTTCAAGGATACGCCTACTACAAAAATAACAACCTAAAAGCGGGCGACGTGATCTTTGGAAACTTTGAGGATATTTGGATCGGAGCGTTTGGACCGCTTGAAATCCTGCCGCTAATGCAAGAGGGCGGAAACGTATTGCTTCAAGCATTTTACGACATCGACGCAAAGCTAGCGCGCGAGAAGAGCTTTGCTATCTCAAAAACATCTGTTTAAATTTAGAGCGTAAGGGGTGAGTGTGGCTCACCTAAAAAACTGGAACCCGCGAAGCAGGGCTTTAGGGGTTTTGAAAGGGCGTAGCCCTTCATCGTAAAGGCGGGCTCGGCTCGCCTGCGAAGTAAAAAAGAAAGGTAAAAAATGAGCAAATATATAGTTTTATACGCCACGTTAATCGGCGTTGATTTTTGCGAAGAGGGCGACATCATCGAGCTACCTGATGGAACGGATAGGAATTTTGTCGCACGCATGCAAACCATCGGGGCGATCGCGCCTTATAACGGTAAAAAAGATGCGGCAACAAGCAACAAAGACGATAAAAAAGATGCCAAAGATAACAAGAAAGCAGCATCTAATAAAAGCAAAGAGGCCAAGAAAGACGATAAAAAACCGCCCGAGGACGACAAGGACGCCAATGCCAAAGGGCTTGACGAAAACGGCAATATAAATGATTGATCTAGATATGGTGAGAAACGACGTCAAGGGTATCTTAAATCAAAATTTTAGTATAAATTTGAGATGCATAAGGGCGGACAAGCTCATCAAATGCCATTTTAACGCAAACTCTAAGGTGATTTACGAAAACGGGGCGGTAGGCACGGAAATAACCGCCCTAATCACGCTTGAAGATGCGAAAAATATAAGGCTAAAAGACGAGATCGATATACTAGGCACTAGATACGAGATCACGAAAAGCGTGCTCGAAAGTCAAGTGCTAAAAAGACTATTTTTGAGAGAGATTTAATGCCAAAGAAACAATATATAGAGGAAGCAACGAAAATAGAAGTTGCAGACGCAAGCTCAAATACCCAGCAACCCGGCGAGCCTGAAAATGTCCGAGCTCAGATAATAAGCGCACTAAAAAAGCATTTAGAGAGCTTAAATTTTAACGTTGAGGTTTTTGAAATTTACGTATTTGACAAAGACAATCTACCGTTAATCATCATAAAAGACACCGACGACGCAGTTGAGGCGGTGAGCTTTGAGCGGATCAAGCATGAGCTAAGCGTAAGCATAAATTTGATCGCTTCGTCGTATAGCAAAAACGACGAGCTGCTATTAAAAGTGCTAGATAGGCTAAAGAGTTTTGAAGGCAAATTTAATTTTATGGAGCTTAACGCCGTAAATCGCTCAAATATCGAGGTTTTGGATAAAGACTACGTTATGACCGAGCTAAGGCTGAGTTTCGTTTATCATACGCGGCTTTGGAGCGTTTAAATGCAATTTATCGGCACGATCTGCGAAGTGAGCGAAAATAAAAGCCTTGTAAGGGTCGAATACCTAGGCACGAAAACAAAGCTCATCCCATACGTCCAAAGCGCAAACTCGTTTAAGCGCACGTTTTCGCCGCCGCGAGTCGGAGAGCAGGCAATCGTCCATCAACTAAGAGACGGCGGGATTAAATACGCCGTGGGCGCGATCTTCAATCAGGGGTGCCGCGAGCCTGAGGGAAGCTCTCAAACTAAAGAGATAACGCAATACGAAGACGGCACGATAATCAGCTACGACACGTCAAGCTCTACTCTTGAAATTCTATCCCCAAAGCAGATAAATATAACCTGCGACAACGTAAATCTAACTGCTAAAAACGTGAATGTTACCGCAAGAAATACGACCGTGAAAAGTCCGGATATAAAGCTTTTAGGAAATACGCTTATCCAGGGCGCTATATCTACATCGGGAGACGGCGGGGGTAGCGGAAATTTTGAAATAAACGGAAACGTAAAAATAACCGGATCTATAACGGCCGGAGGCGATGCGAGTTTTGGCGGTAGCGTAATCGACGCTCGCGGAAATTTAACCGATCACACCAATAACGGATACGTAAGAGACTGAGGTGTAAACCTCGTATCATGAATTTAACTGCGCCAAAACTACAAAAACCCCTTGTATAAAAGAAAACGATATTTTTATATTATGTCCTCGTTAAAGCCGTAGGGCGGCGTTTTGTCCTTTTCGCCGCCTCGTTTTCTAGGATGAACGATGTATCAAATAAGCGAACTTGAAAATATCAGGCGCATTTGCAAAACCTCAAAACTAACAAAAACCCTGCGCCCGACGTTTGGGATAGATAGATACATCGATAAGCAAATGACGCTAAGCGAGCTTTTGGCGCTCAAGCGCGATCTAAAGTCACAAATTTTAACATTCGAGCCGCGGGTGGAAAATCTTAAAATAGAGCTTACTCCGCGAGCCGATAATATTTTAGACGTCAGAATAGACTACACGATAAAGGGCGAATTTAACGAAAATGAAGTGAGGCTAGCCTTATGAAACCCCTAAGAGTGCCGCAATTTATCAAGCCTCTAGACATAGAAAAAGAGCGCGCAAACATAATCGAGGAATTCAGACGCAAAAGCGGCAAACTTGATTATACTCCGCTAGTCGGCGACGACTACATGACATTGATCGACATATTTTTATATCGGTTAAATAACTTCTTCGAGCTTATTAACGTAAAAGTGGCAAATAACTATCTAAATTTTAGCACCGGCGAATATCTCGACGAGCTAGTTAAGCTTATAGGCATTAAGCGAAACGAGGAAGTAAAGCCTATCGCAGAGCTTGAAATCGTAGTTAATTCCCCAACGTTTTTAGCTAAGGGGTCAAAATTTACAGACGGGAATGGGCATTTTTCGTTTTTGCTGCAAGATGTAAGTATATCTGACAAAGCAGTTGTAAAAGTAGAAGCGAGTGAATATTTTAAGGAAAACTACGAAACTACGATCCTTGAAATCCCCAATATTTACGTCAAGGAAATAACGCAAAAAACCTCTTTTAGCGGGTTTAAGGCGCGCGAGAGCGATGACGAGCTAAGAAATAGATTTTTACTCGCAACGCATCGTTTTAGCACGGCAGGAAGCCAAAAGAGCTATCTTTTTTACGTGCTGAGCGTAGAGGGTATCACGAAAGCAAACGTTTACCAATTAAGCCCCGGCGTTGTGCAGATAGTATATTTTTCCAAATTTGAAAACTCTATAGCCGAGACCAAAATAAAAGAGACCCTGCTCGGCAAAACGCCCCTGACCGATGACGTGCGCATCAAGGCCGCATCGCGCGTAAATTTGGATTTGACGCTAGGAATTTCACCTCGTCAAGATTTCATGTTTAGCGAGGTTTTGACAAGCGCAACCGCAAAAATAACGGAGTTTTTCTCAAAACTGGAGATAGGCGAAACTCCGCATTTTAGCGCGATTATAGAAGCGGCATTCGACGAAAACGCAAAAGCCGTCGAGATAAAAAGCCAAATCCCCAAAATCGGGCGCGACGAGATCCTAATCTTAAACAATTTGAGAATTTTAAAGGCTAGCGATGTTTGATTTGCGCGCGTATTCGGATGTTTTGTTTCGCGTCGATGAGGTGATGAGCGATAAGTATGGCGAATGGCTGAAATTTGACGATAGATTTTTTTACTCGCAAAACGATTTTAATCGGGCTTTTTTGGCGTTTATGTTTGACGTTGAGCCTAAAAGCTCAAGCTTAGAGGAGACTAAAGAACTTTTAAAAGAGCCCATAAAAACCTATTTTAATGAAGGCACTTTTTACTCTCTTAACAAGGCGCTAAAAGCGTTTTATTCGCAGTGCGAGATCAAAGAGTGGCATGAATACGGCGGCGAGCCTTACCGCTTTAAGTTAATTTTGGAAGCCAGCAAAAAAGGCATAAGCGAGGCGAGCTTAAAGAAGACTACCGAGATAATAGAGGCCTACAAGAACGTTAGAAGCGTTTACGACGGCTCGGTTATAAAACTTGCTTCAAACGCGAATATTTACGCCGGCGTTTGTTTGAGCGCCGGGGCTACTATTTGCGTAGATCCCCTTACGCCGCGAGATATTGAGACGAGCCAAAGCGCTTATTTTGCGTGCGCTTTAAAAACCGAAAATATTATAAATTTAGGAGATATAGATGCAAGAATACTTTAGCCTTTTAACGGCAACGGGGGCGAATTTATTAATAAACGCCGTCGCCAACAAAACGCCCGTTAAGCTCAGCAAAATAGCCGTAAGCGATAGCGAGATCGCCCCTAGCGAGGCAGCTACCGCGCTCGAGAACACTAAGCATGAATTCGCGATTAACTCTCTAACTCAAGACCCGCAAAATTCATCTATTCTCAACGTAGAGGGCGTAATACCCTCTAACGTCGGAGGATTTAATATAAGGAAATTTGCAATATTTACGCAAAGCGGGGAGATGTTTGCGGTAGGCCGCGTTCCGCTGAGCTATAAGCCCGCTCTAAATCAGGGCGCTGGAAGCGATCTGGTATTTAAGATTAGAATTTTAATCGGCAACGTTTCTAATATCGAGCTTAAAGTAGATAATAGCGTAGTTTTAGCTACCAGAGACTGGAGCGAAAAAACGTTTCAAAAACTTACCGACGCGATAGATGCCTACTCTAAAACCGAGGCGGACGATAAATTCGCCCTCAAAACCGAGCTACAGGCTGGAGAATTCGAGCCTTACAATAAAGCCTTAATCGACGAGATTAAAATTACCGGAATAAAAGATATTTCGCTTGACCCGGATCCCTTCAAAGACGGCAGCGGAGAGGCTTTATATAACTTTATGGACGGCGGTAAAGACCTAGCCGGCAAACATCATAGCTCTACGCAATTAGTTATAGCTAATGAAGCGCCTTTCGGTAAAGCGCTCGCGGGATACGCAAACAACGGTAAGTCTTTAGGTATAGACGTAGATTTAAAGTCTAGATGGACTATAAGCTTTTGGGCTAACGATAGAAATCAAAGCTCGGATAGAAGCCTTATGGCATTTAACTCCGGCGGAACGGGAACTTATAGACAGTTTTACCATAGAGCCGCGAGTTCAAACGAGGCTATAGCGGCTAGAGGTTGGGGATTAGAAAAATGGAACGTAATAGAGGGCGTCGATAATTCAAACTCCGGCGAATTTTACTTAAAGGTAACTAAAGAAAACGACGATAAATGGTATCACGTTTTAACTACTTACGACGGCGAATACTTAACTTATTATCATAACGGAGTTAAGGTCGGTAAAGTCCGAGTCGGAGCGGGAGTTGAATTAAAACCTAAATCTAGTAATGCGTGGGTAAAAGGTTTTAATAGCAACGTAAGCGGCGGAGTATTAAGCCAAGTGCGTATATTTAATAGAGCCTTAACGGACGTAGAAGCTAAAACGATATATAACGAGTTTATAGTAGAGGCTAACTCAAATACTACGCTATTAGTAAAAGCTACGCTACTTTTATGTCAGGGTAGAAACGAAAACGGTTTATTCAAAAACAAAGCAATAGCGCTAAATGCGTTTGCGTCCGACGCAAGCGGGCTAAGCGACGGGGCTTATTACGTAAAGGCGACTCAAGATAATACGCTTAAGCTGATAAAGGAAAGACCGAGCATCGGGGCAAAAAGTAGCGCTAGCGAATACTATTTAAACGGCGAGTGGTATAGCAAAGAGGACGTAAAGCTAAGCCCGCAGACTTATCTGCCTTACAAAGCTACGATAAGCGGCGGTAAGATAGTGTCGCTAAGTAAAATAAATTTATATCCTAGCGATACCGGTATAGGCGTAAATCAAACCCTACAAGACGTCACGGCTCAAAGGCAAGCGAACGAAACATACGAAAACACCACCGGAAGACCTATAGAGCTTGTGATATTTATTGTTAACGAGGCTATTAGCATTGTAGTCGACGGTATAACTATTTTTCAAGCAAGCGGCGGCGGAATAAATAGAACGATCACGAAAATAATCCCGCCTAATTCTACCTATAAACTATCGGCTAAACCTCAAAAATGGCTAGAACTTAGATAAAGGATGCGTAATGAAACGATACAAAAACTCAAGCGGAGAGATATACGCTTACGATGACGACGTAAGCGAGGAGCTGCTAAATCAAAGAATAAAAGAGCTAGGGCTAACGCCTCTGACTCAAAAAGAGCTTGACGAGCTAAACAAGCGATACGAGCCTAGCCCCGAGGAGCTAGAGCTAGAGGAAATCAACGAAGCGATCAAAGAAGCCGAGGACGACATCCGTAGAGCGATACTTATCGGCAACGACGCCGTATTGCCTGAGCTAAGGAACGAATACAAAGAGCTACTAGCCCAAAAGCAAGCCCTAGAAAAAGGAGGCGAAAATGAAAAAGAAAACTAAACGCTGCGAGATATGCAGCTCAAAGCTAGACAAAAAAGGCGACTGCCCTTGGAGCGGCTGCCCGGCTAGCCCGAAGTATCAAGAGGGAAAGAAAAATGAAACTGACGAAAAAACAAAAGCTGCAAATTCTTAAAAACGTAGCCGTTGAGCTACCGATAGAGATATTACATTTTATCGTCGTGCCGTTTGCTCTCCTAGCCTGCAACGAGAAAAGCGAGAATTTGCCAAAGTGGGCGGCGTGGTTTGACGACCCCGATTACGGGGTCAATGGCGATGACGGCTGGAGAAACGAACATTTCCCAAACGGCAAGAATAGGACGTATTGGGCTAGACTATGCTGGCTGTACCGCAACCGCATAGGAAACTTCAGCGCAAAGTATCTGGGCGTCAAAGTCGAGGATATAGACGCAAACACCGTGCGCACGATCGGAGATACGCTCGCAACCTACAACAAAGGGCAAAAGAATACCGAGTGCCTTGTCACTTGCAAAATGAAAGACGGGCGCGAGCGTTTCGGCTACTACTGCGAGATCAGATACGGCAAATCAAAGTGCTATTGCCGCATATATCTTGGGTGGAAACTGATGGACGTCGTAGGGATGAGGCAGGACAACAAAGCGCAGTACCTCGAAGCGGACGACAAAAAGATATTGCAAACCGTTTGGGCGATAAACCCCGTAAAAAGGATAAAACAATGAGCGCATCAATGAAATTTGCGGTTATCGCGGCGGCTATTTTGGTCGTCGTCATTGTCGTGGAAATATTAAAGGGGGCGGGATGAATTTTCTAATCGCAAATAAACTCT